TGTTTGAAGAGATACGGTGAAGTGTCCGAGTGGCTTAAGGAGCACGCCTGGAAAGTGTGTATACAGGAAACTGTATCGAGAGTTCGAATCTCTCCTTCACCGCCAAATTTGTAGAACGCAAACCCCTGATTTTCCTAGAGAAAGTCGGGGGTTTGTGGTTTTTGGCGTCTGAAAAAAGGCTATATGGGACAGATATGGGACTGGCGCCCCTGTTCTGGTGCGCAATGTAGTGGGAAAAGGCGGATGGACTCAAACGCCAGCCCCTGCGCCAGAAAGCTGTTTTGGGCCGCGTGAACTAGGCTTTCCGCACCACTCATCAAGGACGACCGCCATGCTAGATAACTCAGACTGCAAGATTGCCGCTGCAGACGCTCTGACATTGCTCCTGCACAACCAACATGCCTTGGGTGCGGCAATAGAAGAGATCACTAAATGGCTTTCAGAGAATGGTGTAGAGACTGTTGCAGTTAACGCAGCAGAGGCTATGGAAACCTTGGACACCAATGCAAAAGCTGTTACAGCTGCGATTATGAGACTACGGCAGTCCTAGGGAATCGCCCCTGACTACTCAATTAATTTGCACCGTTCGACGGAATGCCACCCTATGGCTCCCGCGTAATCAAGTCATTAGGTACCTAAATGGGCCCGTATCGCATACTAGTTTCGCTGAGTTCGCTGAGTTCGCTGAGTTCGCTGAGTTCGCTGAGTTCGCTGAAGGCGCTTTTCTACTTCTTCAAAAAACTCACGTGGCCAAAGCCGCCCCTAAAAACCCAGAATATTGTAAGAAGTTGCCCGATGTATAAAACCGAATTTATGATGCGAGCGTCAGCCATCAGGAGGATGAAATATGGGTAAAAAGCGGGATCAGGGAAAGCGCACCGACCTTTCTATATCATTTGAACTAAATGGCCATAATGATGGAACCCTCAAGCTGAAGCAGGAAGGGGACCATTTCTATTTAATCGACGCAGAAGGAAAGACACTCACTGAGGTGAACGCAGAACGGACCGTGAGCCATGAGCGCGACACTGCGAAAAAAGGGCCAAAGGTTCGTACCAAAAATGGAGCAGCTGCCGGAGCGATTTCAATCGGCGGGCTCGCCGAACTAGCAAAACTAGATTATTTCTTCGCTATCGATACCAATAGCAAACCATTCAACGGGGTAAAGATATCGGTTGCGTGTTTCGTTGCACTTAAACTTAAGAGAGAGAACGAAGGCTATAGGCTGATTCCGGCAGGCCCAGCCCAGCTGCTAGAAATATATGATTGTAACGACAACCCTGAACTCGCCGCTATTTTAGAAATTGCGATTCAGGAATTAGAGTCTCAGCAACAGTACAACGCAGATCATAAATTCAGAGTTGGCATCATCACTGACACAGAGCTAGGGCTTCACAACGCCATCAATAGTCGTTCAGCCCCTGTTTATAAAACCCAGTTTTTGCCCGAAGGCTTCTCACTGATGTATGCCAGTTCCGACACGGGAAATGAGCTGCCGAATACACTGATAAAAGCTTGCGACAAAGCTGCTACTGATCACATCAATCGACGTTCAAAACACGGTTTTCCACCTTCCGAATTAAGGCTCAAAAGCGATTCGCAAATTTCGTGTTGCTATTTTAGAACTGACTTAGCAATAGGCGACACCCTAGTTCCATTTTTGACCATTAGCGAAGATACGCGAGCCACGATAACTTTCGAGGGTGACGATGGAAGAATCGAGATTCACGAGGTGGATCTCTCTTGATCAAAATCCCCGGATACTTCCGGGGATTTTACTTTCGACCCCTTACGTCGCAGACGACAGGAAGGCGGGCCGTTTTCAACCTGTCATGAAGGGCTGCTTTGGGTTGTGGATTGCGGCCTTTGACGACAGGTAGATAAAACGCCTATTGGTCGGACCGGGAAAGCGCTACCTCTAACCGGACCCACTTTCCCCAGAAAGGAACCCCCGCCCGGGCGACTACACTCTCCGGCTCAACCCACAAGGAGCAAGACCGATGCATATGAGTGAAGCGGCGGTATTGAAGGAAGTGAAGGGCGTTTTAGAAGCCAACAAGTTGCTGGAAGAGGGCTGGCGATTGTTGGCCGTGACCGTCAAGACTAGCCCGGAGGATGAGTTCCAACACACGTACTACGTATTGGGCAAGCCGGCTGAGCCGAAACCTAAGGTGCCGTTTGAAAAAATGATCTAAGCCAATATAAGCCGGGTTACGAATAGCGCCGCTTATGTTCAACAGGCCCCCACACCTTGCCCTGGTGTGGGGGCCTTTTTTTGTTGCCACGAAAACCAGGCCCCCCTGGACTGGTATACCAATCTAGGGGGTTCTGGTTTGCTAAAGCTTTAAAGCGAGCTGCAGCATCCCCACGACATCCGGTCCGTCCTCATTGATCCACGTCCCATAATGTTGGCGGATCATGTTCCCGTTGGTATGCCCCATTTGCTCGGCGATCCAATCAATTGAGGCAATGCCCGTGGTCAGCAACTGACTGGCATAAGTGTGACGGCATTGGCCAGGCCCTCGATAACGAACCCCGGCCGCGAGCAAGTGAGCCTTGAAGAACCTATCTCGGACCACGAAGTCGTTGACATGCGGCAGGCCGCTTTTCGTATTCAGGAAGACGAAGTGCAGTTTGTGCTGCCGCACCGTCTTGTTGTCTCGCTCCACGATATCAACGGTTTCCGCTTTCCTTTTCCGGTTCAGCGCATTGATCTTTTGCAGTGCATCCCAGGCGGGTGCCAGTAGGCGAACCTTGCGCGTCGATCGACGGGTTTTCGTCACCCGGTAAGCCCCGCGCACCTTGGACCTGCGGAAGGTCACCGTGCCTTGTTCCAGGTCGACATCTTCCCAGGCCAAGGCGATGGTCTCGGATACCCGGGGCCCCGCCCATATCATGAACTGCACCATCAACAGCTCTTGCGTGCGGCTGGTCGGGGTATCGAGGATCTGTTTGATTTCTGCCCGGGTGAACGGATCCGGCGCCTCGGGATCTGGCAGGCGGACCATCAAGCCTTCGGTTGGGTCATGCGCAACTTTCATCCGGGTGCGGTACAACCTGAACACCTGTCGCACGTTGCTGATGATGTCGCGGATGGTTTTGTTTTTGAGTGTTTTAGACAGGGTGCCCTGGATCCACTCCTGTAGATCCAGGTGATCGATCTTGTTGATCTGCACCTTGCCCCAGCGCGGCCGCACATGGACCTCTGCCTTGTTGGCGTAGCCCCGATAGCTCGACGCGGCGACGCTGTTGGCCTTGATCTTAACCACAGGTCCAGGTAATGGCCGAAGGTGTTTTCGACCAGCTTGGCCGAGTTGGGGAAATGCCGTGAGTAATCAAAGGTGCCGGTCTGGATCTCGTATTCGATGATGTCGACCAGGCGCCGTGCCTGGGCCACGATGGCTGGTGTGTTGCCGCCCGGGATTGCTTCCCGGCATTTTTCCCCATTGTGTTGAAAATAGATTCTCACGGAATTACCGCGAGCTTCGACCCCACTCATGTAAACCCCTAACGCTGTGCTTGTGTATCGACAGTCTGACGATCGGAAACAAAAAGGCCCGTTTCCGGGCCAAGTATCTGGAAGTGCAACTTCTGGTGGACGCGGCTATGGCTTGGGTTTGTGGTTGCGCAGGTGGGCATTCTGCAGCTGGCGCCGCCGGCTGCAATTCAGATGGTTGCCCTGGGCACGCCACTTGCCGCACTGGTCGCAGACGCTGGTGTAATCAATGTTCCAGGGAAAGCGCCGTACTGGTGTTACTGCAGAGTCATTAAACATTGCGCGATTCAACCCGGGTTGCGGGGTTGGCGAGCAGTTGGGTCACCACGGCGGCATCCGTTTCGCTCAGTTCACCCAGGGTGCTGGCCATCTGGCTGAGGCTTTCGAGGCGCGTTCGTGATTCCGGGGTTTTGTGCACCAGGTAGCCAATGACGGCCGCGCCGATGATCGCGGTGGCCACTAGGTGCCGCGCCGGTGTGTTAGCCTTCGTGCCGCTGCTGCTTTGGTCCTGTGATTGCATGGTATAGCCCTCGGTGGTGGTTAGGTGTCGGGGAGGTGCAACTCCTCGGCACTGCTTCTTTTACGGTCAGTCCTTACGGGCCAGGTGGATCACCAGGCCGTCAAAATCCGGCTCGTGTTCAACACATGATTGCCATTCCAGAACCCTCAAAATCTGTTGCCCGCTGCAGTCGTCCACCAGGATTTCGCGCTGGCCACCAGCTGCCCGGACTTCCAGGATCTCCAGCAAGCCATCCTCTCCATAAGCACCTGCCTGGATGATCGGCGCGCTTTGTCCTGTGAAGTCCAAACGGTCCTGCACTGATTGGAGCTTGCTTGTTTTGCCGTCGCCGGCATTGCCCATAAACACTTGGATCTGCATCGGTCTTGCTCTCCTTTACGCTTTGAATGTCCAGCACTTCACTGTCGTCGGCCGGGGTTGTGAACAGGGGTTGCGGTTGTTGAACGCGGCGCGTACGGCGCTGTGCACGGCCTTGTTGCTATCCAGGAACTTGCGGGAACGGGACTCTTTGAGCAGATCGCGCAACGTGGCCACGTCGACCAGCTTCTGTTTGTGTTCGGCGGCGCGCTCGCAGAATTCGTTGAGATTGATGGCGATCACGGTCGGATCACTGCTGTGGTCAACCACCGGATCCTCACTCAAGGATTCGAGGTAGTCGTAGACCTCCCAAAACTCGGCTACGGCCGCGTGGTCGGAACTGATCGATGCTTGGCGCTCGATGGCCATTCGCACAATCTGACGCTGGGTGGCGGCGACTTGGGGATCACTCAATTTCAGGACCAAGCGAAGGCCGTCCAGCAGCGAAAGCAGTTGAGCGTGGTTCTTGCTGATGCGCTCGACACGGATGTAGCCGCGAAGGTCATAGCCGCAACTGCTGCAGTTGCCTTGATCGCTGATATAGGCCGTGCCGCAGGCAAAGCAATGGGTGTGCAGGCGGCGCAGCTTCGCTTCGTGTTCAGGCATCCGCTGGGCGAACAGATCGAGCACCGCGGATTCTTTACCCACTGCCCGCAACAGGAAATGGCTGAGGGTGCCGCCCTCCAGTGCGTTCAACTGATCCGCTGCAGCACGGCTCTCCGGCGTGACGGTCGGGCGCACAAAATGCAGTTTTACGATGCGCGTCATGATCGCTTCGTGGGCGACTACGGCCGCGTTCTGGCTGATAGCGATCGTTCCCCTGAATGGAGGCTCGTACGTCTCGTTGCCGGCTGTCTTGACGCCCTTTGTAGCCAGAGTGCCGCCGCCGTAGAAGTCTTTCAGCTCATCCCATTCAAAGGTTTTAGCGTGTGCTCGATCATCGCCGTGGCGATCGGCTTCCAGAAACACGACCGGCATGCCGGAGACCTGGCCCATCAGGCGAGAACGCCCGGCTTTGGTGGATTTCATCGGGTCGTAGCCTTCATAGCCTTCGCGCCCGAGTAGTTTCCACAGCAGGTTAAGCAGGGTGGTTTTGCCAGCGCCGGCTTCACCGGTGGCTTCCAGGAAAGGAAATGACTGGTAGCGAGCCCGGATCTGCTCACAGAACAGCGAGCCGAAAAAGAACACCAAGGCAACGAAGCCTTGGGCGCCGAAGCAGGTCCACAGCAACTGCACCCACTTCTCGTCAAAGCCCTTTGCTTCGCGTTGCAGCTTGATGGGCACGCCTTTCTGCAGGGTTTTCAGGCGCAGCTTGCCGAACTCGAAATAGTCTTCGCTATTGACCTTGTAGGTGGTCCCATCCTTGATCGCGATATCGCCGTAGACGTAGCAGGCGTACTCCTTGCTGTAGCCCACGTAGTCGATCGTCGAAACGGTTTTGATGCCGAACAGCTGGTCTTTCATGAGCTTGTCGAGCTGCTGGCCACTGCCCGTAAACATTGCACCTGCCGCCATGCCGAGCAGCCGCTTTTTAAATTCACTCGCGGCCGATAGTTGGCCACTGGTGAAGGTGTTTTTCACACTTTCTGAGTCGTGGGGGAAGTCCACGCGTAGGTAGTACCAGGACTCGTCCGTTACCTCGTTGCGCTGGAAGTACAGGGCTTGTGGATAGCAGTTGGCGATCTCGACGACGCTGCCGGACTGCTGCAGCGCTTTTTCGCGCTGTTGCGCCTGATTGAGCAACTGGTCGTCGTGGTTTTCGCTGTCCTCGATGTCGGACATGGCCCGGTTGAATTTCTCCATGTCCAACTTGAACCAATACAGGCGGCTCCCAAAGCCCAGGTGAAATTCCCCACGCTTGTTCCAGTCGTACATGAGCAGGGCTTTTTCCGCAGCGCTCTCTGCCAGCAGCAAGGCTCCCTGGTGGCGGGCTTGTTTGAGGTCGGTAGCGATCTGTTCGGCACGCTTGGTGTCGTCCTGAATGAAGCTCCAGCGCTGATGGAGATCGTTCCAATCAGCCTTACGGCCATCGCGTTGCGGGATCTGCGCTGACTCGCAGACGAAGCCCAGGGCACGGGCTTCGCGTACCCAGCGTCGGGTGTACGCGTTGGCGCTCGGCTCGTTATCAAGTGCCCATACCAACTTGGGCAGCTTCCCTCCCTCGCGGGTCTTAACCAATGCCTTGAGCGAGTCCCCAGGAAACGCGTTGGACGACATGGCTGATACGGCCGCGATGTCGTTGTGCACTAGGGCGATGGCATCGAAGATCCCTTCAACGATCCAGATTTCCTTGGCTTCAAGAAGGTCGACGCAAGGCGGGCACCACCAGACGCCGCGATAACTGTCCTTGGATTTGAAGCGGGCCTTCATCTTGCCGAAACGGTGTGGCTGATCGATCAGCCGTTCCCACCAGCCGCCTTTTTCCAGGGTAAAGCGCACAGTGGCGCTGCCGGCGTTGTGTTCTGGGGAGTAGAAACTTTCCTGAGTGAACCAACCCTGGATCAGCTCAAACCGAAAGCCCCGGGCGAACTCTAGGTAGGCACGCGCCGTGGCATTGGGGTGCTGGTCTGTAGCCGGCGCACGCTTGCTCCAGTCTTCAAACAGATCGTCGTACAGCTCTTTCACGTGCAGGGTGTGGCCACATTTTTCAGGGCGACCACAGATCACCATCCATGGTGTATCGAACCGGGAATACAGCTCTTTCTTCTTGCACTTGGGGCAGGTGCCGCCGCGCATGTAGTCGGTGCCCGTGCGGTGCTTGAGCCCGAAGTCGGACTGGAGGCGTTGCAACACGTCGTGGCGAAGATCTTCTTTCATGGGGTTACTTCACTGCTTTGAGGCTGTGGGACAGGGCTGCCATAAGGCGTTTTTGCGCAGCCATCACCGGAACGTGGGCGAGAATTGCGCCGTGGCGCAGACCGTCCGCAATAAGGCGGAACTGATCGGCATACCAGTGTTCGTTGAGGCTCAAGCGATACTGTTCACGCAGGTTGGCCAGCAACGCTTCGGCCTCTGCGGGGGGCAGTTGAGTGGTGACAATTACGGCGTTTGCCATCGTTAAACCTCGATTTCGGGCGCAGCTCACCCAAACCCACGGAGGTGGGACAGGCGGGTTTATTGGTTGGGACTTACGGTGCGGCTATGCGGAAACGACCGTTGTCCGGTGCGTTGAGAATGCGTTCGTAGATCAAGCTGACGGGGACGGCCCACGCGTTACCGGTGGCCGGGTCGATGATGACGGTATGTGTCGACGTGCTGCTGACGATGTCCAGGCGCTGCCGATCGCGGACGGCGGACATATCGCTGCAGGCCAAATGCACTAGTTTTTCAGCAGTCTGTGTCAGCACGTCATAGTCGCTAACCAGGTGCTGAACGGCGCGGTCGAACAACTGTTGATCGTCGCCCAGGTGTTCGCAGTGGTGGCGCTCCAGGAACACAAGCGCGGCGGCTTTAAGCACGTCTTGATACTCCGGTACTGCAAGTAACTGAGTCATTTTGATTTCCCTACTTTCGACGCGTGCAGTTGGATGACCGCCAGAACCTCTGCGTGCCTGGCTGCCAGATGCAGGGTGTCCGCATGAAGGATCGCTTCAGCCTCGGCGTCGTTGATGATTCCGTCGTTCAAGGCCTCGGCAATGAGGTGGTCGACGGTGCCCTTCTTGGCGGCAGCCTGGACGCATCGGGCGTACATCTCGACATTGTCCAGCGAGTCAGGCTCGGCTACGGGAACAAACATGCCGCCGTACATCGCCGCGATGTATTCGGGTAAAAAAGTCGTACCTGCTTCGTGCTCGAGCTGATAGATCTGTGCGTCTGTCAGTGGACGGCTGTTGTTGTTCTCATAGGCGTGGTTATCGAACTTCTTGAGTGACAGACCGATTCGAGCTGCCGCACATTCGCGTCCGCCGGGGTAGGCGCAGATGATTGCGCTGACTACTTGGCGCCGAGTCTTTAGAACTGAGCTTTTCATGTTCTGCTTTTCCCTGTGGCTCGGTGCGATTACTGTTCGATCACGCCGTCTTTGATACCGAGTAACACGGCGGCGCGATGTGCCTCCCCACGGCGACCTTTGATCCGACCGTTCAAAAGGTCGCTGACTAAATTTTTGTTCAAGCCATGCTTTCGGCTGAACTCCGCAATGCTGATCCCTCTGCGATTCAGAGCCTCTCGGGCTTGCTCCGGCGTAACTGTGGCGGGCATAGTGCGCACTCTGTTCAGTTGTGTTTGTTTACGTTTGTCTGTGGTGATTCTTGGTCAAAAAATTGATCAAGTCAATGGTGGTGAATAAAAAAATGCTCATATCGGATCGAGTAGGTGAACGCCTAAGGGAAGAGCGCGATCGCTTAGGGCTGACTCAGGCAGAGTTCGGAGTACTTCTTGGGGTTAGTCGCGGGACGCAAAAGAACTATGAGCTGGGTGCGAATTCACTCGACCTCCGCTATGTGTCTGCTCTTGAAGAGCATGGTGTCGACGCGGCTTATGTGCTCACCGGACGGCGCGCCACGCCGCTTGGACAGCTGTTTACCGCTGTCGAGGAGGAATTGATTGATCAGTTCCGAAGTATCTCGGCAGAAGACCAAAAAGCTATCCGCCGCTTTCTCAAGGCCATGGCCGATGACGCCGCTCGACCTCAGACTTAACCCGTAACAAAGCATGTACGACATTCGTCGCCCCCTCGTTCTAAAGCCAGTTTCCGCCCCGATAACGTCGATTCAGCAATGCACTTTATGGAGTAGTAAGCATGTTGGATCGCACGAACAACGAACGCGTCTGCGTTGGAATCCCGGAATTTGAATGGCTTGGCCTGACTCAGATTGAACGTCGTCTTATCCGGCTGTATCGCTTGTTGAGTGAGCAGGAGCAACTTCAACTGCGACGCCTATCAGAGGTGCTAGCCGCCAACCCAGAAGAGCCAGACAGCAGTAGATAACCCCTTTCATGTAACCGGTCGCCGACAATTCCGAGTCGGCGATTTGCGCCTCACGCCACCGCCTGTGATCCCAGCTGCTCGAACAGCTCCCGCTGTTTCGCCCTGGGCATGTCCCGCAAATGGTCGAACAACATCCTTTCGAATGACTGAGCCGATGGGCTCAATGTGTGCGAAAACGTCAGATTCGCGACCCAGGTGTGCCCGCACTTTGCGTCCAGGCACTGGCAGTACAGCTTCGCGAACTCCGTGGATAGCTTCTCTCGTGAAGCGATCCGTCCTCTGTGTCCGCATTTGCATTCAACTCGCATTGTGTCCCTCCCCAGGGCAGCCAATCGCCACTAGTTTGCCACAATATGTAGTGGCAATCTCTTAGCTACGCGCTTGATGTAGTGGAATCAACTGCTTCTTTCGGGTCTGTCCAGCTAATATTCCTGTCATTGCGCAACGTGTCGTTGATCTGGTTAAACAGCTGGCAGATCGGCCGGATCTCGTTGCTGGTGTAGACCCGATCGATCTTCTCGATATCACCAAAGCCGGCGCTGTTTTCCGGGATGATGCCGGCCAGCGCAGGGTTCATTCGCCAGGCGGCGATCACGTCGTTGCGGGTGATGTTTTTGACCTTCTCCAGCTCGTCCTTGGCCTGAAAATCCCCCACCGGAATGATCTGAATGGCGTTCTCCTTGCCGTTGGGAATGTTGACGAACATCGAGCGGAAGTTGCCCACGCCCTTGCTGGCACTGATCTGGGCGCGCAGGTTTTCTTCGTCCTCTTCGGTCAGGTCCGGGTCGTTGGTGTAGAAGATGTAACCGGCGTGCGCGCCGTTGCTGTAGTAGCGCCGGCGGAACAGAGTCGCGGCTTCGTTGAGCAGCAGCGCCTGCAGGCCGCCCAGGTAATCCGGAATGCCGTAAATGGTCTGCTCGACGTCGTAATCCATGACGTGCTCGATCTCGTCCTGGTCGAAGTCCATGAACTTGTTGTCCGGCAGCAGCATCCGGAAACCGCCATCCACTTTCACCCGCATGTTGATCGCCGGCAGGTGCTGCAGCTCCAGCACCTGGCCGAAAGCATTGGTATCGCGATAGAAGAACGCATCGCCGAACACCATGTAATCCAGACCTGCGCAGCCCATGGTCCGGGCACTGCAGCCGGCCGAGGGGATGAACTCACGCAGCAATAGGTTGCGCTTGAACTTCGGAATGGCGCCGTGGTGCGCGTTGGCGCGCAGCAGCTTGGCCAGGCCGGTGCGTGATACCGGCGGCTTGTAGATATCCCCGTCGTCGCTGGGGAACACCCCCACGTACTCGCCGATGTTCCCCGACAACACCTGCTCGGGCTCGCCGAAGGTGAATGCCCGCATGGGCTGAGGCTGTCGCACCTGCTGGTTGACCTGGCGTTTTTTGTGTCGAGGATTGGGCATTGTTTCCACTCGTGACGTAGCGGCTGCGTCGCCGCTTGTTGGTGTTCAAGGGTTCGTTGGCCAGGGCGTGCATGACCGCCCAGGCGATGTCGGCGTGGCCGGTAGCATCGGTGCGTGAAGCGCTGTAGGTGACCTGGCCGCTGTTGGTGGTGCCGCGCTTGATGGTCAGGAATGCCTGGGCGATATCGGTCCAGCCGGCTTCCCACTCGATACGGCTACCCGAAATCGTGTCCTGGGCCTTGAGCACCAGGGCGTTTTTGGCTTCCAGGCTGTAGTGGATCGGCGTGGCTTTCGCGTAGAAATCGCGCACCAGGTCGAACACGCCGTAACCCACGCCGGTGACATCGATGCCGATGTGCTGGACGTTGAAACGCTCGGTGAGCTTCTTGACCTGGGCGGCCTGGTAGGTGAACGAGTGCCCCCGCCAGCTGTGTTTCTCCAGGATGCGGAACTTCGCCCCGGGTTCGAGTGGTGGCGCGATGACCACGCAGGTGGCATCGTCGCGGGTGCGGCTCGGGTCGTAGCCCAGCCAGACCGGACTGTTGCCAAATGGCCGATCGTCGTCGGGCTTGTAGTCCTCCCACAGCGACAGGTCGGAGTAGCAGCGCTCCAGGTCCTTGAGGCTGAACGCGCTCTGTGTGCTGTCAATGAACTTGCAGTAGAACAGCTGCTGGAATTTGTCCTCGTCGTACTCCAGCTGCAGCTGCTCGAGGTCGAACAGATCGCAGCCCCCATCGATCGCGTCCTGAATGGTGATGGTCTTGCGCCACTGACCATCCGGACACAGCGCGCCCTGGGTGTACGCCGCTTCCACCGGCCAGGTACCGCCGGCCTTTTTCCCGCGCTTGCTGTTGCGAAACTCTTCGCCGGACCAGAACGGATAAGCCTGGTGCGACACCGCGCTGGGCGTCGAAAAGTAGGTTTTGCGCCACTTCTTGTGGGTGCCCATGGCGCTGGCCACGGTGCTCAGTTTCTCGAAGTCGCGGATCCAGAAATATTCGTCGACGTAGACGTGCCCGTGGTAGCCCTGGGCGGTGCTGCTGTTGGTGCTGAGGAAGCGCAGCTCGGCGCCGTTGCTCAGGGTGATGGGGTTGCCGGTCAGCTCAATGCCGAACCACTGCTGGGCGAACTGGATGATGTAGCTGCGGAAGATCTCCGACTGCGATCGGCTGGCGGACAGGAACACCTGGTTGTCGCCGGTCAGCACCGCGTCCATAAACGCTTCGCCGGCGAAGTAGTAAGTCAGACCCACCTGGCGGCTTTTCAGGATATTCCGGATCCGGCATGTCAGCGGGTTTTGCTTGGCCGCGAACAGCTCCTGCTGATAGCGGTACATCTTGCTGATGAACTTATCCAGGAAGTCGACTTCGGTCAGGCCGCTGATGTCGTTCTTGGCCTTCTTTTCCTTTTTCTTGCCGCCACTGTCGCCCCGGCTTTGGCGATCGCCACGTGAGCGTTGACGCGGCTCCGAGGGCTCGCCCTGGTCGTCGCCAAAAGTTGCCGCCGCCGGTGCCGGCTTGGCCGCTTGCTTCAGCAGTCGTTCGCGCACGGCGGTCAGCCGGTCCAGCTCGTTCAAATCGTCCTTGGACAGGCTGCCGACTTTGTCCAGGAGCAGGGTGATACGCCGACCGACAGCGGTCAGCGGTTCTTCGTCCGACAGCATGTCTTCCCAGCCGCCTTGGCGGATCCAGTAATAGACGATCCGGATGTTGGGCAGGTTGAGTTGCGCCTGAATTTCCTTGGCCTTACAGCGGCGCAGAAATAGACGTTTGGCGGCTTCTTTTACTTCGGTCGAGTAGTACATGGGCCGCAGTCTATGCGGCGAAAACGCTGGAAACGCGGGGTTAAATTCTGCGTTTCACCTAGATCGGGAATCTAGGAGAAACGCGCAATTGAACCGTTTGTTAGAGGGCGTTTGGCTCCCTATCTTGGCGGCTCAAACCACCGATTGAGCGCAGTTATCGCCCATGCCCCGTTCCCTTGTTTCGTTCTGGAAACGTGTCGCCACCAGCGGCACCACCGCCGATGGTCGCGAGATCCTTCCCCAGGAACTGCGCGATATCGCCGAGACCTACAAGCCGTCCAAATACACGGCTGTGATCTGGTGCGACCACGAACGCTGGAGTGGTTCACACGGCACCGTTTATTCGGTGCGCCTGGTGGAAGAAGGCGAGGACTTGGAAGAAGGGCAAATTGCTCTTGAAGCCCAGCTCAAGCCCAACGACCGGTTGCTGTACCTGAATGATCAGGGTCAGAAGCTGTTCACCAGCATCGAGATCACCCCGAACTTCGCCGGCAGTGGCAAAGCCTACTTGACCGGCCTGGCAGTCACTGACGAGCCGGCCAGCCTGGGCACACAGGAACTCTACTTTTCCAGAAAAACCAACCATACCGCGTATTACGCCGCCTCGGTTGAATTGGGCTCCCTGCGTGACACCCAGCCACAAGGCGAACTGCAGAAGCTGCTCACCGCGTTTACGGGGTTGTTCAAGCGCTTCGGCATCGAAGAAATCCCCGCAAACCCGCAATCCCCCACAGAGAGCAAACCCCCAATGGATGAAGCTACAGCCAAGGCTATTCAGGCCCTGATTGAACAGCAGTTGATCGTGACTGCTGGTCTGCAGGCCCTGGTCGACGGTTTCGCTGAAGTTGTACCCGAGATCGAGCAGGAGCCTGTCGACGACGTGCAAAGTGCTGTCGACGTGATCATTGCCACCGCTGAGGAAGAAAAGAACCTCAGCCGCAATTCCGGCAACAAGGCTGTTCTGGCTAGTCTGGAGAAACTGCAAAAGCAGTTCACCGCACTTCAGAACACCCCAACCGGTCGCCAGTTGCCACGCAATCCTGGCCCTGTGACCACTACCAAAAAGCGGGTGCTCTGACATGGGCCAGCCATTGAGCGCCAAGGGCGCCAAGCAATACGCCGATCTGCAAGAAGCGATCGCTGAAACGTATGGCGTGGAACGCGCCAACAAAACCTTCAGTGTTGAACCGTCGATCGCTCAGGAGCTGAACGACTCGATCACCGCCAAGGCCGACTTCCTGGAACGCATCAACGTTGTTCCGGTCAGCGAGATCAAGGGTGAAAAGGTGTTTATCGGTGTCAACGGCCCAGTTACCGGCCGTACCAACACCAAGACCACCGATCGTGAAGCCAAGGATGCTTCGGCGCTGGAAAACACCACCTACGAACTGAGCGACACTCAGTCCGACGTAGGTCTGCCATACGCGAAGATCGACGCCTGGGCGAAGTTTCCCGACTTCCAGGATCGCTACTCCGGAGCTGTGCAGAAGCGAATCGCCCAGGATCGTATCGTGATCGGCTTCCACGGCACTCATGCGGCAACTCAAACCGATCTGGCTGCAAATCCCAAGCTGCAGGACGTGAACAAGGGCTGGCTGCAGCAACTGCGTGAACAGGCACCGCAGCAGGTGCTCAAAGAGGGCGCCACCGCTGGCAAGGTCAAGCTGGGCGCCGGCGGCGACTATGCCAACCTTGATGCTCTGGTGCATGACACCAAGCAGATGGTCGACGAGATCCTGCGCGAAGACGGCGACCTGGTGGCGATCATCGGTTCCGACCTGTTGGCGGCTGACAAGGCCAAGCTGTACACCAAACAGGGCGACACCCCTACCGAAAAAGAGCGCATTGAAAACCTGCAGGTCATCGCAACCTATGGCGGCCTGCCTTCGTTCAGTGTTCCGAACTTTCCGGTCAACGCCGTGTTGATCACCAGCTGGGACAACCTGTCGATCTACTTCCAGGACTCCAGCTGGCGCAAGCAAGCGGTCGACAATCCGAAACGTTCCCGCGTCGAGGACTACAACAGCCGCAACGAAGGTTACGTGATCGAGCAGTTGGAAAAGATCGCGCTGACCGAGAACGTGGAGCTGGTGGCGTGAGTCTGGCCCTGGCGCACAAGCGCCGCACCCTGGCCTTGGGTGTAGTCGCTGTAGCTGCAGGTATTTCGAGTGCAGCCATGGCGTACACCCCGGCCGACGCCTTGAGCAGCCCGGCGAATGCTCGCAAGCATCTGCTGCTGCAGGAAGCGGCGTTGGACTTGGACCTGGCACGAATCAGTGCCATCAACGGTCTGGCCGGACGCCAGGCACTCAAGCGGGAAGAGCTGCTGCCCAAGTACCAGGACTACGTCCAGCGCTACTGCGAATCGGGGCTGAATTTCCCGAATCGCGTTGCTGTGCAGGTCATGGTTTGGCTGTTCGACACCGCCCAATTCGATGATGCCTTGGAGCTGGCGGACTTCCTGATGGAACAGGGCCAGCAGATGCCGGAGCGCTTCAAGCGCCGGGATATCCAGACCTTTGTTGCTGACGCCGTGTGTGAGTGGGCATACACCGAATACACCGCCCAGCGCAGCCCTGAACCGTACCTGTCCGACCTGCTGCCACGTGTTGACGGCGAATGGCAACTGACGGAGCAGATCCCGAGCAAGTATCACAAGTTGATCGGCATGCGCGCCATGGAAGCGAAGCAATGGGACGTTGCGCTCAAGCATTTGGAGCGCTCGACCGAGCTGTATGCACAGGCCGGTAACAACACTCGCATCAAAGAGGTCCGCAGAGCCTTGGAAAAACAAGCGGCCGCTACCCCGGCCACCGAATAACCGACTACCCCCCCCCAGCGGGGACCTGTGGAAGTGAGCCGCCCATTTATGGACCGTCCCACTGAAAACAGGCTCCCCGCCCTATTTGAGTGGCCAGCAATGAGCTTTTCCGGGAAACCCACCACCTTTGTGGAACAGGCGATCGAGAACGACGGCTTTTGGCCGAACCTCTCCGTGGCTGAGTTTCAGAAGGGTTACCGCCTGCCGGCGGAGTACCTGGTAGACATGCTGGTCACTGATTTGGCCACGGCCATGACCGAGGTCAACCGCGACCTGGCGGAGTTAAAAGCGCGCTGGCAAGGCGTTGGAGTGTCAAACGTTGAGTCTGCAGACACCACCGTCCTGCCGGAGCGCACCTTTCAAGCTGCGACATACAAACGCGCGGTGTACTGCCGGGCCAAGGCCAGCTTGCTGACTCAATTCGCCACGGTAACCCGTCGTGAGAGTGCGGAAAACACTGGCAAGGAACTGCCGGAGCGTGGCGAATCCTTCCTGCAGTTCAGCCAGCAAGCCGTCCGGTCGCTGCAGGGCCGTGGTCGCATCACGGCGGCACTGCTATGACCAAGCTCAAAGCGCTGACCGCGTACCTGATCGAACGCCAACTGGTGGCGCCCGAGCAGCTCGACAGCTGGACCGACCAGGTCAACCTGGAGTTGATCTGGAAGCCGGGTGAGCAGGGCATGCACATGGGCGATATGAACTACACCTCGACCATTGTGCTCGAGCGCTTCGCCGATCACCCGGGCCGTCTGATGGCCCTGGTCGGCAGCTGGCTGGAAACCAATGACGACGACCGCGACGACCTGCAGCCGGCGCAATTCGACATCACCATGCTCGACGACGATCTGGCTGACGTCGACATCAAGCTGGAATTCACCGAGCCCCAGTATCTGGCTGAAGATCCGGACGGCGAGATCATCGCCTACGGAAAGACCTGGTCGTTCGTCCCGTTCGATTTGTGGGTGGCAGAGCGCGGCGAGGTGATTGGCGATGGCGCGTAGCACCTTCGAACTCGACGTGCGCGGTTACCTGGGCGTCCAGGAACAACTGGCACTGCTGAGCCTACCGCCACAGTTGCGCCGCCGTCTGCTCAACAACGTCACCAAGCGCGTGCGCAGCATGAGCCGCCAGCGGATCCGCAGCCAGCAGAACGTCGACGGCACGCCGTTCGCACCGCGCAAGGGCGACGGTAAGGGCAAAAAGAAGATGGAAGCGGGCCTCGGCAAATTGCTGATGGTCACCCGTGTGAATGCCGATGAGGCCGAGCTGGGCTGGCGCAACACGCTGACCCGCTGGGTGGCATCGCAGCAACACAACGGCGTCTCGGAACGCCGCACCGCTGCGCAGATGCGCAAATGGAACAAGACACCTCCCGGCCTGGCCGCGACGGAAAAGCAGGCCAAGCGCTTGCGTCGTCTGGGTTTCAAGGTCCGGCAGGAAGGCAAAAAGAGCCTCACGCGTCCGTCTGTGGCGTGGATTCAAGAGCATGTGAACTACGCCAAGGCGGGTTTGCTGATCCGCATCCTGGACGACCAAAAAACCGAATCCACTGGTGCGCAAAGCTGGGACATCACCCTGCCAAAACGCCAGTTCCTCGGCGTGAGCACCGATCGGGATACCAGCCTGCTGGTTAACCAGGTGCTGCAACAAATCCTTAATTCCCCCCGCTAGCGAGGCACTGCATGGCACTCGGCAAAGTCAGCGTTAACAACCTCAATCTCAGCCAGGGCGCTGTGACAGCGGTTGAACGCTATTTCCTTTTCATCGGTGTCGGCGCCAAAAACGCCGGCTCGCTGATTCCCTTGAACACTGACAGCGATCTGGATGTGCAACTCGGCATTCCTGTCAGCGATCTGAAAACCCAGATCACCGCCGCTCGCCTGAATGGTGGCGACCGCTGGGCCTGCCTGGCGGCTCCCGTCGCCGCTGATGGCGGATGGCAAGGTGCGCTGGAGAAGACCCAGCAGCAGGGCTATTCGGTTGAAGGTGTCGTGATCACGACACCGGTTGAAGATGGCCCAGACCTATCGGCAATGCACGACGCAGCCGTTGAGTTGACCAATACCTTCGGGCGCCGTGTGTTTGTGATGGCTGCCACCGCCGGCATCGATCCGACGAAGACCTGGGCGGAATATCTGACCGCGCAGAAGGCAATCACGCACGATTTGTCCGCACCGCGTGTCCTGGTGGTGCCTCAGCTGCACGGCAACGATTTGGGTGTGCTCGCCGGTCGCCTGGCCAATGCCGCCGCCAGTGTTGCCGACAGCCCGATGCGCGTTGCCTCTGGTTCTTTGCTGGGCCTGGGTCCTGTGCCCTCCGACAAAGAAGGTGTGCCCCTGCAGTCTGCGCTGCGTGCTGAGCTCGACAAGGCGCGTTTTTCGGTCAGCCAAACCTATCCGGACTACCCGGGCGTGTACTGGGGCGACGGCAACATGCTCGATGCACCGGGTAGCGACTTCCTGGTGATCGAGTACCTGCGTGTCACCGACAAGGCCGCACGTCAGATCCGTCCTTTGCTGATCCGTCGCGTCGCCGATCGCCGCTTGAACAACTCCCCCAACAGCATGGCCGTGAACCGCAACGCCCTCATGGCGCCACTGCGCGCCATGGCGAAGTCCACGACCTTCGCTGGCCAGGTGTTCCCGGGCGAGATCGAGCAGCCCAAGGATGGCGCAATTGTTCTGTCCTGGACCAGCAAAACCAGCGTCGAGGCGTACATCAAGGTACGCCCCCTCAACTGCCCGAAAGACCTGACCGCGAACATCGCGCTGGATCTTTCCACCGACGATTCGGAGTAACCCATGACGGCAAAGATTGGCGGCAAGAACTTTGACGTGAACCTGGGCGATCTGCAGGTACACGTCGAGAGCTGCACCCTGGACATCACTGACAACACCGCCGTGGCGCAGACCAAGGGCGTGCCGAACGGGCACGTCGACGGTGACGTAGCCGCTGCCGGCGAAATCGAGCTGGACACCACCAACTTCAACCTGCTGATCGAAGCGGCCAAAACCGCCGGTAGCTTTCGGGCGCTGGATCCGTTCGACGTGGTGTTCTTCGCCAAGGCCGGCGAAGAGGAACTGCGCATCGAGGCGTTCGGTTGCAAGTTGCGCCTGTCCAGCCTGCTGAGCATCGATCCGAAAGGCGCGGAGAAGAACAAACACAAAATCCCGTACGACGTTACCAGTCCGGACTTCGTGAAGATCAACGGCGTGCCGTACCTGGACGCTGCTGAGATCGAGGGCCTGACCTGATGGTTTGCCCGTTCGACCGCGCCCAGGCGCTCGAGCAGCGCCAGCGCGACCAGGCCATCAAGGCCCAGCTTTCGCGCCAGCGCCCGAGCGGGCCGAGCCTGACCCATTGCGAGGACTGCGACAACGAGATTCCAGCTGCGCGCCAGGCGCTCGGCGGCATGACGCGTTGCGTGCCTTGCCAGTCCATTTTTGAAAGAGAGGTTCGGCGATGAGCGCGAATCAGGTCGCCCAGGACACTGCCGTTGCCTTGGCCAAGGCGTCACCCGCAATTGGTGTGGCCGCCACTGGTGTAACGGGTACTGTCGATTGGTCGGCGGTCGCCTACATGCTGACCGCGCTTTACATGGTGCTGCAGATCCTTCTGCTGGTCCCCAAGTACCGCCAGATGCTGCGCGACTGGAAGGTCAAGCTGTGAGCCTGCGTAACAAGGTCGCCGCCGGCGTTCTGGTGCTCTGCAGCGGCACGCTGACGGCCTTCCTGGGCACTTGGGAAGGCACCGGTCAGAACGTCGTCTATGCCGACAAGCTTGCCGGGGGACTGCCGACTGTGTGCATGGGCATCACCCGTCACACCAGCCCCGCACCGGTGATTGTGGGTGACTACTGGTCCGACGCTCGCTGTGCCGAGGTGGAAAGCCTGGTGGTTCGCAAGGGCCAGCTGCAGCTGGCTGACTGCCTGAGCAATGAGGCGATCGGCCAGAACACTTTCGACGCGCTGAGCAGCCACGCGCACAACGTCGGTACGGCTAATACCTGTGCCAGTCGTGCCGTGGGCCTGATCAATGCGGGGCGCATCGCCGAAGGCTGCAAGGCCTTGGCCTGGGCGCCTGACGGCAGAACCCCGGTCTGGTCGTACGTGACCAACGCCCAGGGCAAAAAAGTGTTCGTGCCTGGCCTGCATAACCGGCGCCGCGACGAAGCGGGGCTGTGCGCCAAATGACCATCGGCCCTCTGCAGCTGTTACTTCGCACCTTGTTGGTCGGCTTTTTGATCTGGACCGCGTTCGATTGGGTCATGGATCAGCGCGACGAGGCGATCCGTGATCGCGACAGCGCCGTGAGCGAGCGTGACGGCCTGCGTGAGGCTGCGCGCATCAGCGGCGAAATGCTCGCGGCTCGTGACCTGATTGACCAACAACGCACCCGGGAATTGAACGATGAACAGAACAAAAACCTTGCTCTGCGCCGCGCTGTTGACGATGGCCATCAGCGGCTGCCAGTCCGCGCCACCTGCGCCGTACCCGTCGTGCCCGCCACCACCGGCGCCAGCCGCGTGGCTGATGCAGGCACCGCCGAACTCGCAACAGACGCTCGACCGGATTATTTCACCCTCCGAGATCAGCTCGCCC